TGTCGTTTATCTGTATCTCATTTGTATGTTCAACTGTCATTTGAACTGAAATTTCATCTAGAGAAACTTTTACATCTGCGTATGTTTTACCATCATCTTGACACAGAACTTTTACAGATGCTGTTTCACCTACTGATTTTGCACGAAGTTTTAAAAATATGTATTCAATATCAAACATGGGGGAGTTTTTAGCATCTACTTTTCCCCAAGTGCAAGCAGTAACTAAATCAGTTATTGCACTCACAACTTGAGAGTCATCTTTAGACTCTTGAGCCATCATTAAAATCTTTTGTTCTTTTACTAGGAATGGTCTGTATTTAATTTTTTCACCAGTAGAAGGAAGTTCCAACTCATAGGTTGGAGTTTCTAGTTTGGGTAAAGCCATGATAAATTATCCTTTATAATCTAGACAATACTCTGGGTATTGCAGCTCTTATTTGCCTCTCTGCACTGTTTACCACTACCTCTTCAATTCTATCACGCAAAGGTTTTGGTAGGTCTGCCTCATCTGTTAAATTTTTCCAATATCTATATGCGAATGTTACACTAACTTTATGTACATCTGTTGCCTGTGCAGAACTTAATGATATTTCTGCAACTGTCTTTGGATAACACTCTATAAGTTCCACACCATATCTTCTTTTATCTTGTTGGTCTAATTGATGTATTTGTAATCCACCAGCATAGTTGTCGTAGTAACCCATTGACCAAGTTTGTGGAGTGTATGCGAGTCTTTGCCAAGTTTCAAAGAATGTTTTTTCTCTCATATCAGATGAACATCTAAACACACCAGTGACATCACCGTATGAATAACCGTTTACTATACTTCTTACTGGCCCATATATGTTAGTATCATCTGTTGTATCAAGATTACGGCCTGGAAAAGATATAGACTCACATTGTAATCCAACTTTTCTTGTTGTGCCTTCACCAGTATTCTCTTCCATCACTTTTGCAAATATATTATTTAACGCACCTCTAGGTTGTCCTCTAGACCCTTGTGGTGGTAATATCACAACTTCGTATCTAGAAGGTAACGCATAACCATCATCAGAACGAAACTCTGCAAGTATCTCATTAAGAACACCATACGCAGTTCCCTCTAAAACTTTTCCTAAATTAAATTTTGGCATTAAATCATCTTCCTTGAATCTCTGTACACTTCTGATTGACTACCTTTCTTAAATCTTTGAACTGGTAGTAGAGTTGCAACTGTAAACTCATCTGCATCTACTCTACGAAATCTTGATTTAACTTTACCAGCTAGGTATCTCTTTAGTGTTGGTTTAATAAGTCTAATACTTTTTAGTGCAGTATAACTTACATTTAATTTTGTAGACTCATCAAACTTTGTGTTGTTACTAAAATCTACAACTCTATCTAATAACTTCATTCTCAACGGTATCGGTAGATAGTGAAAGTTTAATCCTAAAAATCCATCACTGTAATTCTCTAATGGTAACACTAATGGAAATGTATCATAATATGGTAACTTCTTTTTTAACTTTGGGTCATAGATAAACATATTTAATCTACCAAAGAAAGGTCTTGCAGCTTGTTTACCATCACGAATTAAATCAAGTGATTTAGGTGTACCAAACTCTTTTATCTTATCACGATACCAATCAGTGGACTTTGGTCTACCCTTTGCAGCCTTGACCACACTTTGGATATACTTACTTGGAACTGCCATCTAGTTTCTCTCTGTTTTTTATGTGTTCTTCTTCTATTAATTCTTTAGACTGTCCATGATACTCTACTGCATAGTAGTTGTCAACCATAAAGTCATTAAGGATTACATACCTATCCAAGTGTGGTTCGTGAACTCTAAACTTACCAAGTATTCTACCAAACTTACCAGACTTATCTTTCTCTGTGATAAGTGTTTGTATTGAACCAACGGGCATAAATGTGAGAACTAAATCTTTAGCCATGTTACCATACTTCTTTTCTACTAAATCTCTAGTGCGTGACTCTGGTGTGTCTATACCATACAATCTAATGCGTTCTTTGTGTAACCAAACACCAAAGCCTAAGTCGATATCCACATCAACTGTATCTCCGTCAATTACCTTGACTATTTTACATTTGTACTCGTACATAATACTATTTATACTTCGGATTGAGATGTTTCTCTGTAAGTATTTTAAATTCCATACCTCTGTTTTCACACCAATCTATTGCAGATTTCCATTTAGCCTTATTAATACCATATGTCTTGACTTCATTATACCATTTGCGTGTGCGTTTCTTTGGTGTTTTGATGGGTTCTTTGCACTGGTGTTCTGGTTTGACCTCTATAATAAACTTCTTGACACCACCAGATGTTTGTTCTATCTTGATATAGAAGTCTGGAAAGTATCGGTGTATTTTACCGTCCCAAGGCGACCTGTAGGGAACGATTACTTCTTCACTACCCCATTCAATTACCTTATCATTCCTATCACAATAGACCATAAACTTGCGTTCCCACAAAGAACGATAGATTACTTGTGAGGGGTCACCCTTATACTTCTGTGGGTTCTTTGGAATATATTTACCTTTGTATGACATATCGACTAAATACTTTCATAGGAGTATTTATACATGGCTATAGACATTGCAAAAGGTATCGCAACCCAAGTTGTCAATACAGGATTAAGAAAAGTAGCTGGTAACCTTCCAGGCTTACTTGGTATTAATAAAGGTAAAGTAAAATTTAATAGTTCTGATACTGCACCTCTCAATGAAAAAGGAAAAGCAAATCCTAATTTATTTCAGTTTCCACTAGATGTTGCTAGTGACCCAGGCGTAGGTAATCATGGACACTATATTATATTCTTTATTAACGAACAACAAAATTCTAAGTTAAGTTTTTCTGGTAGTAGTAAAAGTGGTAAAGATACAGTTGCAAAAGAAAAGGCAAGAAGAGAAATACCTAACTTTATAAAAAAGAACTTTGGTGGTAGAGAGGGATATCAAAAACAAAAAAATACAGGTGGTGAAGATAGTATTATCAGTAGTGGTATAGAAAGAGGTGAAAGTATTGCAGATTTTGCTGCTAGAAGTAAAGCAAAACAATTTAATACTGCTTTAGGTATAGCATCTGAACTAGAAGAAAAACCAGAACAAGAGGGTGGTCAAGTCGTTAGAATACAAAGACCACCAACCAGAAGATTAGATACTGCAATCGCAATGTATATGCCATCATCAATTCAAGTAACTTATGGTACAAAATATGATGATGAAGCAATAGGTGGTCTTGCAGCTGCAGCTGCAAGTATATATCAAGCAACAGGGGGTTCTACAAGTTTTGGTGATGCACTAAAAGACCAACTTGGAAATATTGCTGAAGATGTAAAGAAAAAAGGATTGAAGGTTGTCCTTGATATCGCAGATGGTGCTGGTATAACAGGTGCTAGAAATGCATTTGAAATAACAACAGGTGCTGTGATTGCAGATAGAATGGAACTTGCATTTAAGAATGTAGATAGAAGAAGTTTTCAGTATACATTTAAAATGATACCTAAAAATTCAAGAGAAGCAGAAGAGATACGAAAGATTGTATTTGCATTCAAGGCGAATATGTTACCAGAAATGTTGGAGGGTAGAAACAGAGATACAATGACCGTTCCAAATACATTTAATATTCAATATATGTATCAAGGTAAAGAGAATGATTATGTCCACAGAGTCTCTGAGTGTTTTTTAGATAAAGTTGATGTTACTTATGGTGGTGATAGATATAAAACATTTGAACCACACGCAGATGATGGAGCTCCACCAGTAGAAACATCTATAACACTCTCATTTAAAGAGATTGAAATTATCACAAGAGAAAGAGTTTTTGAAGGATATTAAAAATGTATTTTGATGCGTTTCCAGTAATACCTTATGATGCAAAAGGTGATTTAAATTTTAAAGATGTAACTAATCTTTTACGAAGAGTGGGTATGAGAGCAAAGTTAAAGTCAAACACTTTGTTATACGATACATATGATGTCAAAGAAGGTGAAACACCAGAAATG